CCATCAGCTTCTTGGTTATCTTCATCATCTGAATCTTCTACTGAATCAAAGTTAGGAATTTCTGAATTTTGATTTTGCTCTTCTTGATATGCAATAATTTCTTTTGCTAAAGAAATAACATCTTCTATAGTATCTACATTATCAACTTTATCGAAGTAAGATTTTTCTGTATCATCTAATGAAAAAGAAAGTCTTTTAGATGATTTGAAATATAGGTTGATTTTATCTATTAAGGATAATTCTTGAATATCTATATCTCTAACACCAAAGAAATCTTTTTTCATCATCATATCAAAACCATTGATATAGTTTTTTGTTAGACCAGGATATTTTTTCTGAATAAGTTTATCAATTCTAGCGTCTTCAATGACATTACATGCCATTCTTAATTTATTATCATCACCAATATTTTTCCAAGCTTCTAAATCTGTGTGTAATGCATGAGAACATTCATGACCAACTAACATATCAAGAACATCTTGCGATTTGATTTTAAATTTAGGTAAAGTAAGAATTCTGTTTTGTACATCAAAAGAAGCTGTATCAACTTTATTGATTTGAACCTCGATATTTTCTGTAGCAAGTAATTTTGCAAGATTAGACTTAGATTCTAGATTGAAAATGTCTGATTTTTTAGTGTTTTTCATAGTGTTAGTTCCTGTTCTCATATTATGTGTCCATTATAAAGGTTCTGGAGCACCTGTCAAGCACTTTCTGCCTCTGTAAATCATTGATTTTAAAGGGATTAGTAAAATAATTGAAAAAAAGTTGTTGAGAATCGTTCTCATTTACATTAATTTGTTCAAATTTTGCACAATTCATCATATACTCTGGATTATAAAGGAAAACAATACCCTTGTCAAGCCCCAATTTCAACTTTTTTTGATAAATAGTAATATGCCAGGGATTTCAAGAAAAAATGTAGATAGTGCAGGTGGTCTGGCCATTGGTGGTAGTTCTAATGTTCGTGTCAATGGTGCAGGTGTAGTCAGAATAGGCGACGCTATACAAAATCACGGTCCTTCTCCACATTCTGGTGTTACAATGATATCAGGTTCATCTACTGTAAAAGTAAATAGTATAGGAGTATGCCGTGCTGGCGATTCTGCTTCATGTGGACACACAATATCTGGTTCTTCTAATGTAAATGCTGGTTAACTTGTATAAATATTGATATGCCGGTATATGATTCGCAAAATACAAATACAAGTAATACAGCAACTAAGTCTTATAAAGATTTAGACCTGGATTTTGGTAGAAATGTGGTTACTAATGATGTTAATAAATTAACAGATGTTGAAGCTGTCAAAAGAAGTGTAAGAAACTTAATTCAAACGAATCATTTCGAAAGGCCATTTCATCCTGAATTGGGTGGTAATGTAAGAGCATTATTATTTGAACCACTAAATATGTTTACTGCTATGAATTTAGAAAGAAAAATAGCAGAAGTCATTGCTAATTTTGAACCAAGAGTTCAGTTGATTCAAGTTAATGCAAAACCTGATGAGGAAAGAAATTCATTTTTAGTTTCTATAAGTTTTAACATACTAGGCGTGGCGCAAGGTGTTACTGTAGAAACAATGTTAGAGAGATTAAGATAAAATGGCTAGTAACAAATTAGAAGTATCAGCATTAGACTTTGATGATATAAAATCAAACTTAAAAACCTTTTTGCAAAGCCAATCAGAGTTTCAAGATTACGATTTTGAAGGTTCTGGTTTTGCAGTCTTATTAGATTTACTTGCATACAATACACACTACATGTCTTATAATGCAAATATGTTAATTAACGAATCATATTTAGAAAGTGCTGATGTAAGAAAAAATATTGTTGCATTAGCTAAATCTTTAGGTTATACACCATCTTCAGTCAGAGCGCCATATGCTGAATTAGATGTTACAGTAAATAATGTAGCTTCAACAGTTACTTCTATCACGGCATCTAAAGGTACAACTTTTAATACATCTGTTGATGGTACAACTTATAATTTTATTACAAACGAGGCAGTTACAATTACACCATCTGCTGGTGTTTTTAAATTTGAAAATTTAAAAGTTTATGAAGGTACAGCAGTATCATTTTCTTATACTGTAGATTCTACTGACCCAGACCAAAGATTTATAATACCAAGTGATGACGCTGATACCTCAACATTAAAAGTATCAGTTCAAAATTCTGCTTCAGATACAACAACAGCAACTTATACGTTAGCTACAGGTATTGCCGGTTTAGATTCAACATCTAAAGCTTATTTTTTACAAGAAGGTGAAGACGGTAGATTTGAAGTTTATTTTGGTGATGGTGTTTTAGGCAATTCATTAGATGATGGAAATATTGTTACATTGGAATATGTTGTTACAAATAAAACAGAAGCTAATGGTGCAAGTACATTTACACTTGCAGATAATATAGGTGGTTATAGTGATGTAACTATTGCAACTTCATCATCAGCACAAGGTGGTAGTTTAGCACAATCTAAAGAATCTATTCGTTATAATGCACCATTACAATTTGCAGCTCAAGATAGAGCAGTTACCACAACTGATTATGAAAATTTAGTACAAACAATTTATCCAAATGCATTATCAGTTAGTGCTTGGGGTGGTGAAGATGATGAAACACCAATTTATGGTGTTGTTAAAATTGCAATCAAGGCCGCTTCAGGTTCAACATTAACAAATGCAACTAAAGAAAGTATTGTTACTCAATTAAAAAAATACAATGTAGGCTCAGTTAGGCCAGAAATTGTAGACCCAGAAACCACATCATTACTTTTAACTACAACGGCTAAGTATGATGAAAGAGCAACAACAAAAACATCTGATACATTAAAATCAGAAATAATAACATCACTTACAAATTACAACACAAACACATTACAAAAATTTGATGGTGTGTTTAGATATTCTAAGGTAGTAGAATTAATTGATGATGTTGATGAAAGTATTTTATCTAATATTACAACATTAAAAATTAGAAAGAATTTTACACCAACTTTAAATTCATCAGCTGCATATAACATATATTTTAGAAATGGACTTTATAATCCACATTCTGGACATAAATCTGCTGAAGGAGGTATTTTAGAATCTACTGGATTTACAATTGTGGGTAATACAAATGAAATGTTTTTAGATGATGATGGTATTGGTAATGTAAGATTATATTATCTTGTAGGTTCAACCAGAACATATGTAGATAATACACAAGGTACAATTAATTATGCAACAGGCCAAGTTACTATTAATTCTCTAAATGTTTCATCAATATCTAACATTAGAGGTTCAACATCAACTGTTATTGAATTAACAGTACAACCAAATTCAAATGATATTGCACCTGTAAGAGACCAAATTTTAGAAATAGATGTGGCAAATTCATCTATTATAGTAGAGACTGATACATTTGTTGGAGGTTCTGCTGACGCTGGTGTTGGGTACACAACTACAACAAGTTACTAATGGCAAAATTTACAAAAAATATATCCAACTTAGTAAATCAGCAAGTTCCAGGATTTGTACTTGAACAACATCCTAAATTTTTACAATTTGTAAAATCATATTATACTTTTATGGAATCTGCTGAATTATCATTAATCAGCATACAAGTTTCTGATGGTATTAGATTAGAAACAGAAACCAACCAAGAAAATAATTTAATATTAGATGCTTCAAGAATTGATAGTGATAGAACACAACTTGACGCTGGCGATAAAGTTATTTTAGAAGATTCATCTTTTGGTAAATTTACAAGAGGTGAAACTATAACAGGCCAAACTTCAAATGCTACAGCAACAGTATTAACAGAGGACTTAGATAATAATAGATTATTCATATCAGCTCAAGATAAGTTTATACATGGAGAAACAGTTGTTGGTTCATTATCAGGTGCAAGTGCTGTTATAAATGGGTATAAACCTAATCCTGTAAATTCAATTTCAGATTTAGTTAATTTTAGAGACCCTGATAGAGTTATATCTAATTACTTAACTAAATTTAGAAATGAATTTTTAAACAGTCTGCCTGAAAATTTAAATTCAAGTGTTGATAAAAGAAAATTAATTAAAAATATTAAATCATTATATCGAACAAAAGGTACAAGTAGAGGACACGAATTATTTTTTAAATTGTTATTTAATGAGGAATCAGAAACAAAATATCCTAGAGAAAATGTTTTAAGAGTATCTGACGGTAAATGGGATTCAAAAACATTATTAAGAGCAATAGGCACAGAAGGTGATACTGTTGACTTAGTAGGTCGAACAATTACTGGCCAATCATCAAATGCGACAGCTATTATAGAAAGTGTTGTTAAGTTTCAAATTGGCTCTAATTTAGTTTCAGAATTTTTATTAAATAGCGATACTGTGATTGGAACATTTACTGTAGGTGAACAGATAAGAGGCACCAAAACAGATACGGATGATACCTTTATAAAAGCAAACATAACTGGCATACCAGCAACAACTACAATTTCAAATGATGGACATCTGTATTCTTTAAATGAAGATGTTACAATAACAGGAGGTGGTCAAGCTGCAATAGTACAAATCAATAGTATAGGTAGTGGTGGAATTACACAATATATTGTTGATAGTGGTGGTTCAAATTATGAGATAGGAGATGATTTATCATTTATAGCGTCAAATGGTTCAAGTGCAGCTGCAAAGGTATCTGTAGTAAATGGTGGATTTACTTTAGAAGAAGGAACAGAATCTAGTTCTACAAGTCATATTGTTTTAGAAGATGAAACACAATTTGCAGATGGTTATACAGGAGACAAATTAATTCAAGAATCTGGAACAGGTACAGGAGATATAACAGATATTAGAGTAGTAAATGCAGGTTTTGGTTACACATCATTACCTACAGTATCGGTTACAAGTACAAGTGGTACGAGTGCAAGTATTAAAGCTTATGGTCCTGAAATTGGCCGTGCATTAGAATTAAAAATTGTAGAATATGGTTCTGAATATGAAAATTCTCCTACACCACCAACATTAACATTATCTACATATTTAATATTGTCTAATATATCTGGAACATTTATTTCAGGTGAAACTGTTTCAGCTACAGGTTCAGATGGCTCAACAACAGTTACAGGAACATTATCATCTATAGATACAGATACAAATGTTATGAAGATAACCGGTGCAACAGGAAATTTTGGAACAAATGTTACACTAACAGGATTGACCTCTAGTGTTACGGCAACTATAGAAATTGCAGACCAGGCTACTGCTACGACAACTGTAGCTGCAACAGCAACTACAACAGGCGCATACTTAAATGAAGATGGCCATATTTCAGAAGATACAATGAGAATACAAGATAGTTTATATTATCAAGACTTCTCATATGTTATTAAAGTTGGTGAAACAATTAATACTTGGAGAGATAGTTTTGAAAAAACAATGCACACTTCAGGTTTCTACTTTACAGGCGAGGTTAATATACAATTAACTGCTGACGCTCAAATATCTTCTCCAGTGGAAGGACTAGTTTCAGGATTAGAAGAATCTCCAATATATGGAGTGATATCAACACTATTCTCTACAGTATTTGGTAGAAGATTGGGTACCGAAGATGATGGAACAACTTTAAGGTCAAATATAGAATTGGGTGTTAATCCAGATTTTGATGATACTACAGATGAATTGTGGAACTCTAGTACAAGAGATTTAACGCTTACACACAAAATGACTGTTAATATTCCATTAATTTATGTATCACAAACAATAAGAGGTTCTGATTACAAATTTGGTTATGCTTATATAGGGCCTAAAATGAAATCATTAGATATGTATAATAATCCATTTAGTTCAACAAATGTTTATAGTGGAAGTCATACATTTGCACAGACAACGGCTGTTGGAGGTGATTCTACAGAAACAACCTATATATCACCAATGAAAATGGAAAATTGGAAAAATCATTTCTTGTCTGGTTTAAATAACACTTCACTTGATGGTGAAATAGTTCAAATGCCAGATTATGATAATGATAATCTAAAAACTTATATAGCTCATCCAACAGAAATTAGGGTAAACTATAATTAACTTGTATAAATATAATTAATAAAAGAGGAAAAAATGCCAGCAATTATTACAAACAAATTCAGGATTCATAATTCAGAACAGTTTCATGAATCATTTTCTGAAGCTTCAGGTAACACATATTACTTAGCAATTGGCCGACCTCAAGGATGGACAACATCAACACGAGGTGACGGCAGAACAGAATATGAAGGTTCAGATTCAACACCGTTAACTCCAGTTGATTCAGTTGGAGATGAGTTTTATCATTATGATGATTTTCTATCAGCTAAAAAAGTTACAAGTTCAGATATTTCATATGTGATACCAAGAAGAAACTGGACAACAGGAACAGTCTATGATATGTATAGACATGATTATGGTAGATATGTAACAGGAAGTACTTCTTCAATACAAACAGCTGATAGTGGAGCTACAGTAATATGGGATGCTACATTCTATGTTTTATCTTCAGATAGTAATGTTTACAAATGTTTAGATAATAATAGTGGGGCTGCTTCAACAATAGAACCTACTGGAACATCTACAGCTATATTATCTACTGCTGATGGATATAAATGGAAATACATGTATACACTATCTGCTTCACAACAAGTAAACTTTTTATCAACAGACTTTATGCCTGTTGTAACAAATTCTACAGTATCATCAGCAGCTGTTGATGGTGCAGTAAATATAGTAACAATAAAAACTGCTGGTTCGGGTGGTACAGACGGCACTCATACAGGAATTGCAATACGAGGAGATGGTTCTTCTGGTGAGGTTTCTGTAACAGTATCAAGTGGTGCTGTAACAGCAGTAACAGTAACAAATGTAGGAACAGGATATACATATGGTTATATTCGTGTTGCAGACATTGTATCTGCTGGGGCAACTGGTCTAACAGGTACAGAATTAGATGTTATAATAGAACCAAAAGGTGGACACGGATTTAATGCCGTCTCTGAATTGGGTGGATATTATCTAATGTTAAACACAAACTTTATCGGTGCTGAAACTTCAAATACAGGAGATTTTACAACAGCAAACGATTTTAGAAAAATTGCATTATTAAGAGACCCGGAATCTGGAGGTTCAACTGCTAGTGCTACAACATTAAGTGGAGTTAAATCTGTTAAAATTGCGGCTTCACCTACACCAGGAACATTTACTGCTGATGAAGAAATAAATCAAGCAACAACTGGTGCAGTAGGAAAAGTTGTGGAGTGGGATTCTTCAAATAACATTTTATATTATATTCAAACTAGATTTAATGATGAAGGTTTGGATAGTAACGGAAATTTAACTGCTTTTAGTGGTGCAAATGTTATAACAGGCCAGAGTTCAAGTGCAACAGGTACACCTGATACTTCAACACAAACTGTTGATAACATTGTATTTACGAGTGGATATAATGCTGGTGAAATTGACGCCGATACAGGTGATGTAATCTATGTTGAAAATAGAGCACCTATAACAAGAGCGTCTGACCAGACAGAAAATGTTAAATTAATTATTGAATTTTAAGAGAGAGATATATGCCAAGTCCAACAGACTTTAATCTTTCGCCTTATTATGATGATTATACGGAGAGTAAAAAGTTTCACCGTATATTGTTTAGACCAGCGTTTGCTGTTCAGGCGAGAGAATTAACACAATCACAAAGTATATTACAAAACCAAGTAGAGAGGGTATCTGACCATTTATTTGAAAAAGGTGCAATGGTCATACCAGGTGAAATTGGATATGACTT